CTCGCTACGATTACGCACGTACCGGTGGCCGTGGCTGGGCGCACACATCTATGTCCGGTCAGATTGGCGCGGCGCTGGATGCGAAGAGCTACACCTTTGACGGCACCATGGTTCCGGTGCATGACTCAGGCTTCAAGTTCACCTGGCGCGACCCAATCTTCAACAGCCCTTCAGCACTCCAGTCTCAGGCTGATGCGCAAAGCGGCTCTGTTGAAGATGTGCAGCGTCAGTACGTTGACTACATGTTCAACGGCTTCCGCGATCCAGAAGGCAACTACGTGAAGTTTGACGGCCTGACCTGGAAAGGCCTGAAGGCAGACGAACGCGTTGCTCAGGTAACTCTGACCTTTAACTTCGCAACCAGCACCGATCCGGTAGCTCTGCGCACCAATGCGATCGCCCTGCGTGATGTGGTCCGCGTGACCAACAGCCAGTACGCACCGCAGACGTGGTACGTGTCGGCAGAGGTCATGTCGAACCTTGAGCGTTACTTCGACGTGAACGCAACCCGCACCGTGATGGAAGAGATTCTGAAGCTGTCGGGTATTGCGGCCATCAAAGAAGATGCGCAGTTGTCAGGTAACGAAATCCTGATTGTGCCACTGACTGCAGGTGTCATTGCTCCGATCGTCGGACAGGCTATCGGCACCGTCGCCGACCCGCGCCCGTTCTACAACAGCGATTACATCTGGCGCACATGGGGTGCGATGGGCCTGATGGTTAAGCAGGACATCAACAACAAGTACTCCGTCATTCACGCTTCGAGCTAAGGAAAAATCATGGCACTCGTAAAGGTATTGGTTTCAAACCTCTTTGCCGGTGCCGGCTTCCAGAAACTGGAGGCCGGTCAGGTTTATGACGTAGAGGAATCGGTCGCTGAAAAGTGGCTTGCTCAGGGTAAAGCCGAAAAGGCCACCGAGAAGAAAGGCGAGAAGCTGACCTTCGAAGTGGCAACTCCATCTACGCCTGTTAGCACTGACACATCGGTGCTGCAATCGAAGCTGAATGACGCTCTGGAGCAGATGAAAACAGCTCATGATGCAGCCGAAGCAAAAGACAAAGAGCATGCCGACGCGCTGGAGCAGCTGAAAACAGCTCATGCTACTGAGCTTGCTGCCGCAAATGACCGTGCAGATAAAGCTGAAGCATCGCTGACAGCCGCAACTAAAAAGGATAAGTAACCATGGCAGTGCAGATAACGGCGGCGCAGGTTAAACAGCAGTTATCTGCGCTGGGTTACTCCGTCCCGGACTTCATGATTGATGCCTACCTTTGCAGGTTAGGCAGTATCAGCATGTGCCTGGAGGCGGCTGGCTACGATGAATGCGATCTGATACTGATTCAGGTGTACGCCGTGACGTTGATGGCTATCACCGCATACAGCCAGCGCATCAAATCACAGTCAGCGCCTTCAGGGGCGTCCCGGTCATTCGATTACAGCGGTGATGTGAAGACTATGCGCAACACTCTCGCTGCGCTGGATACGTCTGGCTGTACGTCAGCACTACCGATTGATGTAGGCAGTAGCGTGGGCTTCTTCGACGTCGTAGGCGGCTTCTGATGGCTACGGTATGCGCTAATCAGCGCCTTCCTAAGCCATTTAGCCGCGTATGGGTGAAAACGGATAGCGGGAAGGAGACGACTGCTTACGTTAATGCAGCCGGAGAGTGGCGGATTAACTGCCCTCGCATCGCTGCTGAAAAGCCCACTGTAGTCAGCTGGAGGGAGTGACATGTCATCTTTAGCCAGTTGGTCATACACGGCTCAGGCGACCATCTGGAAGCCTTTGGGGCTGGATGAGTACGGCGACCCTCTTGGCTGGTCTGAACCACTGGTGATTGCCTGCGACTATCAGGGTGGGCTGAGCAAGCGGTTAGGGGCGATAGGCGGCGAGAAGGTGGTAAAGAACACCATATGGACGGAGTACGCACTGGCGGATACCGGTGATTACATTCTGATTGGTGCTTCGGGCAATCCAGACCCAATCGCCGCGGGCGCTGATGAGGTTATGCAGGCTATTCGCTATGCAGACACCTTTGAGCGGCTGACTGATGATTACGCAATTCTGACCGGGGGCTGATATGGGAGTAAAAGTCCGCGGCATCCGCCAGGCTCAGCAGAACCTCAACGCACTGATTGGCGACATTCAGGGCAGGAAGGCTGTCAGGGCTATTCAGAGCGCATTAATCATCGGCTCATCACAGGCGGCACTGTATACGCCGATCGACACATCCACGCTTATCAACAGCCAGTATCGGGAACTCGACATCAAAGGTACGCGGTTAACCGGGCGGGTTGGCTACTCAGCAAACTATGCGGTTTATGTTCACGATCCGAATGTGCCTCAGACATTCCGCAGGGCAACGGCTCAGAAGGAGTTTTTGACCAAAGGCTTCGAGGATACCCGCGACCTCATCGACCGCACCATTAAAAAGGAGATGAGCTTGTGAATCCTCCGATGCATCAGCGTGTTAAAAATCTGCTTATCGGTGCGGGCCTGACGTCGGGATATACGGTTCAGTCACTCATCTGGACTGATACAGGTGACCTGAAGCAGCGGTTCATCGTGTTCCGGCCTAACGGTGGCACTCCGGTAGACAGAGATATCGGCTCTGATCATTACGTGCTTGTTGACCTGATCACCGGCAAGTCTGCAGGAGATTACGCAAAGTCAGAGTCTGCCGTGCAGGCCATCATCGACTACGTGCAGCAAAACCCTATCAGCGACCCCTGCGTCGGCCAAATCACCAATATGGGTGGCATACCATCACCAATCCCCACGGCAGAGGGGCGTATGGTCTGGCGCCTGCAATTTGCCTGTTCTTACGGCGAAAGTTAATCAAAAGAGGAATTACCCATGGCAGCAAATTGCCCAACAGACAACACAGCGTTGTTTGGCCGCGCCATTGTGCTAGAAGTAGCCGATGGTTGCGCCGATGCAGTCCCGCAGGAGTCAGAGTGGAAGGCTCTGGCAGCAGGCACCAGTAAAGGTTTCGACTTCTCGCCTAACAGCGTAACTTCAGACGCTGATGACACTCAGGGCTATGTTGAAAATATTGTCACCAATGCTGACTTCACAATCTCCTTTGAAGGTGAAGTTCGCAAGAATGACAAAATCGACCAGTATGGCGTTTTCCGCCTGATCAAATACTTCAACACCGAGATTCAGGCGGCTCGTCAGCCAACTATCTGGGTTCGAATGGAGTTTGGTGCAGTAACCTTCCAAGGTTACATGCTGATCAACGCGCTTAGCTCTGACGGTGGCACTAACGACATCATCACTTTCTCAACCGAGTTCAAAGTTGCAGCTGCCAATACCATTGAGGTGCTGGATACCGACGATGCAGTTCCAGCTACTGGCGTTACCGTTACTCCAGCGACTACCTCAGTTGTAGTTGGTGCGACTCGCCAGCTGACCGGTACGGTGTTACCGACTGATGCAACTGACAAGTCCGGCACATGGACAACCTCAGATGCAACGAAAGCAACCGTCAGCAGCACCGGCCTGGTTACTGGCGTGGCCGCCGGCACAGCGACGATCACCTTCAAGTCGAACGACGGCAATTTCACAGGCACCACAACTGTAACGGTTATTGCTTCGTAACCATTCCAAATGGGCTGGCCTCTTCGGCCCATTGATAATGATTATGGAGACCAAATGACGCCGTATAAAGAGATTGGTGAGTGCCTCATCACGGTCGGTGAGGATGAGTATTTCTTCCGCCCATCATTTGCTGCGATGAGTCGAATTGGTGAGCCGCAGGAGATTGTTCAGACGTTTGCAGACTTGCATAACGATGAGCTGACTCCCCTTATAGAGCGAGCAACTGACGCATATGGACACGTTCCGGCCTGGTTAATCGAGCACATCCGCAGCTGTAGTTATGGCAAGCGGGCGCTTATGGCTGCCATGACTGTGATGCAGGCCTGCTGTGAGGATGATTTGTCTGATCTTATCGGGGAATTCCGTCCGGCCAGAAGCAAGGGCAGGACATTTAAGCGCCGCATGGGCCTGATTGGTGACTTTGAGATGCTGCTAATCGCTCAGTCACTCATAACACACGGCATCATCGGTAAGGCAAAGGTTCGCCAGTTACAGCGCCATGAAAGTGGCAAGGCTACGACAGAGTTTAATTCCTTTGACTACGTCAGCGCGGCCCGCAATCATTTCAGCATGAATCGCTCAGAAGCCGAGCAACTAACGATGACCGAGTTTCAGCACATGCTTGCAGCGAAATACCCTGACCAGAAGGGGTTCACTCGAGAGGAGTATGAGGCTGTTGCGGATGACTATCTGGCGAAGAAAGCGAAAAGATTAGCAAAAGCTAAATAACAATTAACCGCTTAGGCGGTTTTTTAACGCCCGGAGAAAAGCGAATGGCAGGCGAGCAGCAGGTTGGCAACATCGTTTATGAGATTGAAATGAATGTCGCCAGGCTTATCGAAGGGCAGCGGCAGGTAAATGATCGTCTAAACAAATTAGACCAAGGCTTCAATAGCACAGCGAAATCGGCTGGGAATGCTGAAAAGTCCTTTTCATCATTAACAAAAGTGGCAACAGCGCTTTCAGCAGCCATCTCGGTGCAGCAGGTTGCAGAGTATGGAAATGCCTGGGTAACGGTAAGCAATAAACTGGCGAACTCCGTCCGGGCTAATGAACAGCTTGCTGATGTAACTCAGCGCGTTTTCGATATCTCACAGAACACCCGGTCAAGTATTGAGGCAACCGCCACACTGTATGGTCGGCTGGAGCGATCTACGAGAAGCGCCGGTACTAGCACTTCCGACCTCATTAAGCTAACAACAACCATCAACAAGGGCTTGGCTGTTTCAGGTGCAACGACCGAAGAAGCAAGCTCGACAATGACCCAGCTTTCTCAGGCGCTAGCCTCCGGCGTTCTGCGTGGCGAAGAATTTAACTCTATCTCTGAAAACGGAAGCCGCCTGACTGTTGCATTTGCTGATTCACTTGGCGTCACGATCGGCCAACTGAGAGCGATGGCAGCAGAGGGAAAACTCACAACAGAAGTTGTTGTTAATGGCCTGCTTAAACAGAGTGATGCGATCGCAAAAGAGTTCGCTAACACTGCGCTTACCATGGGTCAGGCATTTACTGTAGCAACCAACAATATCACTAAGTTCGTTGGTGAAAGTTCAAGCGTCAGCACATCTATAAAAATCTTTAATCAGGGTGTTATCTCTCTCAGCGAGAACTTAGATATTGTCGCTAACGTAGTTGCAGCTGCCGCAGTAATCTTTGGTGGGAGATTTGCTGGCGCTCTGGCTATGGCAACGAAAGCGAGAGTAGATGACGCTCTGGCTGCCAGAGCGCAAGCGGTAGCTACCGCACAATCCACAGCAGCCACTGCCACTTCAGCTACCGTAGTCGCCAGAAAGGCACTGCTGGATAAAGAGGCCGCCTTGTCTTCGCTGGCACTTGCGCAGGCTGAGTATAACGTTGCCAAAGGCTCTTCGGCAGAGGGCTTTGCTCTGCAGAATCTCAATGCTGCAAAGTCAGTGGCTATCCAGCGATCGGCTGCATACGCAGAGGCCCAGATTGCGCAGGCTGCCGCAACCAGAACAGCTACCGCTGCAGCAGTGACGGCCACAACCACTATTAAATCACTTGCCAGTGGCGCGCTCGCTCTTATCGGCGGCCCTGTTGGTGCGGCTGTTATCGCCGCCGCGGGTATTTTTTACTTTTACCAGAAGATGCAGCAGGCCCGGCAGGAGAGTATCGACTTCGCCGACAAGCTTGATGGTGTGATCGCCAAAATGAAGAGCATGAGTCAGGTTCAGCTTGCTGCTGAAATTGATAGTGCCAGCAAGTCAATCCGCGCTCAGGTTGACGCTTTAAAAGATAATCAATCCACAATTGAGGCAAATGAACTTCAGCAGGCTCGCCTGCGCCGTACCCTTAGCTCGCTTCAGGAAGGAAGCCTGCTTTATAAGGTGGCCCTTTCTGAACTTGCAGATGCACAGAGCGAACATACCCAGTTGCTGGCGCAGAACGAAACAGCGCAAGAAAAGCTCAGTCAGACCGTCAGTAAAACCGGTATTCTTCGCGCGCAGATGAATGGCACATTTGCGCAGGGGATCGATTTACTAAAACGTGACGGCGACGCTGCTGGCGTTGCTAGCGGTCTGATGAATCAGTTCGGTCATGCCATCGACTTCGCCAGCCGTGCAAAGGACAAGTTCAACTCTACCAGCCTGCAAATCCCTCGCAGTGATAAGGCAGATGCCTACAACAAAGATCTGGCTGATGAAAACACGCTTCTTTCTATAACCGATAAACGCCTCCGCGCTGTAACCAAAGCTCGTATGGAGGCAGCTGATAAAGGTGGCAACCAGAATCAGGTTAACGCCGCAGGTCAACTGGCTGGGGCACAGTACGATCTCCAGGCAGCAGAGGCAGCCAGGAACAAAGAAACGAAGGAGGGCCTGGCTGCCGGTCAGAAAGCCGAAACTCAGGCTGAATCGATTGCTCAGAAGTTGGCAAACCTGAAGCAGCAGTCAGAGCTGGCTGCTGACTCAACTCGTGAATTAAGTCGCGAGCAGGCAATTCTGACGGCTCAACAGTCTTTGGGTAACGCGGCAACGCAAAGCGACATCAAACTTGCTGGTCAGTATGCTGCAGCGAAATGGGATACCAGTAACGCTATACGCGCCCAAGCGGCTGCAGAGAAGCTGCTTCCGCAGGCTAAAGAAGATGCGAGCTACAAGCAGGATGTTGCCGATCTGCAAACGGCACTGTCAGCCAAAAAGATTAGCCAGGAGCAGTACAACGAAACCGCTGAGCGGCTTGAGCAGGAGCATCAGGTTAACCTCGCGAAGATCCGCGCTAATCAATCCGTGACACCACAGCAGCAGGCTGCCGGCGCTGTTGACCCTGTGCAGGCGCTGGCGAATGAGAACGCTCAAAAGCTGGCGCTTATCCAGCAGTTTGAGAGCCAGAAAGTACTCACTGAGCAACAAAGCCTTGCACTACGCAATGCGGCCAACACTCAATACGAGCAACAGCGTACTGCTGCAATGTGGACGCTCTTTAGCCA